TCTCATCAGAGCCGGCGGTCCGATCGACTGGGCCGATCCGATCTATGCAGACCGAGGGCGCCACTTCACCGTCGATAATGAGCCCAGCGGCCGACAGCGCCGCGTCCATCTCGGCTTGGTCGGACGCCCGAAGATAAAGGTCAATCATGCAGTGAGCCTTTGCAGGTCTGCATTTGCAAGACGTCGAGCGTAGTATGCGAGCGAACGGATGTGGCCGTTGAGCCAATCATGGGAGGCGCCGCGGCCAACATCTAGCTGCGACAGATCGGTCGGCACCGATCCGACGATATCCGTCCCGACTGTCCCGCCATCTGTCACCGCTGCGAAATCGTCCGCCCGGTAAGCGATCGCCGTCCTATGTGGCGCATTGGCTGTAATTGCTGTGTTAGCGATCCCCGCCTGCTGGCTGCCGTTCCAGACATAGCTCTTCGGCGCATTCGTTTCGATCAACGTACCGATGAAATTCGTGTCGCTCCCGTTGCGCATATAAGTGGCAGCACGATTGCCGCTGAGCGCCGACACCGAATATTCGGTCAGCATGGCGCCTTCCGTCGGGTTGAACCAACTTGTGAAGGCTGATCCCGTGATGCTCGCGCTGTCAGCCGAGCGCGTAGCTTGTGAGGCCACGGTCGGAATGTGGGAGCTGACGACGGAACCGGCCTCAAGCTGAGCACCGAACAGGATGATATTGTCGCCTGTAGCTCCATTTGCCGTGTTGGCGGCGTTGGTCGGGAAAGCTCGCGCCTGAACAGAAGTGTCGGGGGAGGTGATCCGCACCCAGCACCGAAACCACCCATTCCCGGCATCGATGACCCCCGCCGTGGACGTGATAGTTGTAATAAGGTTCTGAGCCGTCACGCCTGTATTGAGGTCGAACGTCCAGAGGGCCTGGGTGGACGCCGTGCTATCCGTCAGCGCCATCACTCCGTAATTGGTGGTGCCCTTTTTCATATAAGCGCTGAAGACATAGACGGTGCCTGACGCGACCGAGACAGTCTGCGTCAGGATCCGCGTCGCACCCGAAGTGGTGCATTGGATGCGGGTGGCGTTGGTGCCGCCGGTGTCGGGGCTGGCCTGACCGGCAGTCAGAGAGATGCCGGTCAGCGGCCCCCAGGACGTCGAATAGTCGCTCGATCGAACCAGCAGGTTGGTTCGCTGCTCCTCGATCAAGAACCCACGCGCCGCGAGGGTGACAGGGTCATAGTCGAAGCGGGGACTGCCGCTGCTAACCGTCTCGATCAGGCCTGAGGCGTTCACGCGCGTTGCCGACGATGAGCGGCGGCGAGGCGGCGCCCCTGATCGGCATTGTAATCGGACGAGAGGAGACCCGTCGCCGCGTCCATCCGGCCGCGCTCGCCGCTCCATACACTGTCGGACTGACCGGCGGCCTGAAGCTGCCGGTTCGCAGCGTCGTTGTAGTTCTGGTACCGCAGCCGCCCTTCGTTGTCGGCGAGGTTGCCCGACAGGACATCCGCGAAGGCCGATGAAATCCCCGACCCCATGCCACGCGACGCGAACATCCGATTGGCGTTCTTCGTCACGTCCGCATTGGTCTGCGCGATCATCTGATCGAGGTACGGGTTCCCCTTCAGATAATCGTCGCCCATGATCGTCGAATAAAGACCGCTCGATGGCTGCGCGTTGAGATAGCCGCCCTTCGCGACGTTGGAGGCGATGCTAGTTGCCGGGTTGCCGCCAGCGCCGCCAGCGATCGCGCCGAGGGCGGCCGACGACGGATTCGACTGATCGGTCTGAAGGCGGTTGTAAGTCGATTGGCCGGGGTTCGCGCCCAACATGGCCCCGGAGCCCAGAGCCCCGGCCGCGTTCTGCGCGTTCGAGACGTAGGGGTTCGGCCCGAAAGCGCCCGGGGCGACGGACTTGAAGGCGTTGTAGGCGGTGTCCGACATCTCCTCCAGCTTGGGCTGGTTGGCGTCGAAGACGTCACTCGTCTGCTGCATTCCCTTCAGGATGTAGGGCTGGGCGGGCGCCCAGGGGGTGTTCTTCGATTTCGAAGAGGAAAGGCCCATGTCAGAATTCCTTGCGCGCGGCGGTCTGATGCAATTCGTAACCCTCGGGAGCGAGCGCCCGAAGCCAGCCCGGGCGGCTGTCGACCAGAGCGGCGATGCAGCCCATCTCCCGGCCCCAGGCTTCGACCTGAGGCCGGAGGACCTCGACCAGTTCGGAGACGTCACCGGCTGCGACGAGGAAATGCACATCGCGGGCGCCGGCCGGATAGACCTTGATCTCCGCGACCAGGGCGGCCTTGTCGGTTGACCAGAAGCGGGCCCGGCCGGACCAGACTTCGCCGGCCAGCCAGCCAGGCGTGTAATAGCGCTGGTCCATCACTGCGGCGAAGGCGGGGAGCCATGCTAGGAACTCGTGCATCATGCCGCCGTCCCCGTTGCGTCCTTCCATTGGCCGTCCTCGGTGTTCCACCAGACCGGCTTCTTCAGCGTACGGTCGTAGAACATCTGGCCATCGGTCGGAGTGGCCGGGCGTGCGATGGTGGGACCGAGACCCATGATGCGGCGAACGACCTGGTTGACGGTGTCGCGCGCCTTCCGGTTCCACTCCTTCTGGGTCTTCTCTTCGTCTTTGAGTTGCAGCGTCATGCGCGCGGTCCTTCGGTAGCTTCGATGTCGTATCCCTGGGCGTAGGTCCAATGGGCGCCGGACGGGATCGAGAGCTTGACCTGAGCGAGGCTCCACATCTGCCGCATCCGGTAGGAGCCCCCGGCGCTGCGCGTCGCGAACGTGGTCTCAGTCGGCGTGTCGGCGAGGCTGTTCTGGCCGAGGATGCCGACGGTCGCCGTCGCCGCGTCGGTAAAAGGCCGGATGCCGGTGATCCGCGCCCGTCGGCCGGGAAAGCGCTCCTTCAGGCCATCCAGCAGCGTCGCGGCCATGTTGTCGCCGCTCAGCGTGCCAAGCCGGTTCGACCCGTTGAACAGCATCACCAGCGGATATCCGCCCCGGAACAGCGCGGAATCGAGCGATTGCGGAATGGCGTCGAGGTTGCCGTAGACCGCGTCCATATCCTCCAGCGTCATGCCCAGCGACAGGCTGGAGAACATCCGCTGAGACGTGATCTGGGCCGTCGTGAAGCGGCTCAGCGCGTAATTGTAGATGAACACCGAGTTGGCCGGGTTCGCGCTGGGCACGCTCAGGATGTAGAGCGAATTGCGCGGATCCACGACGGCCGAGATGTTGCCGATATACGACCGGTCCAGTAGCCGCATGAAGGTCCGGTCGACCTTCTCCGAGCCGATCGCCGAGACCGAGACCCCGTCGCAGGCCATCAGACCCTTGTTCGACAGGAAGAAGGTCAGCTTGCCATAGGTCGCCAGCGACCAGGGCGCGACGCACCCTACGTCGGCCGCGATCTCGTCGAACTGCCAGATCGCGTCATCGGCGGTATAGCTCATCCGGACGATGCGGTTTTCCTGAAAGATCAGGCCATATTCGCCGCCGACGACGCCGGTTATATCGCCGCCCGTCGACAGTATTTGGAACCCCGCCTCGCCGGTGCCGGCCGTCCATTCGGTCGGGTCGCCATTGTCCGACCAGGACACCCGCAGCGCGTCGCCGGCGGCATATCCGGCCACGACGAAGCCGCGCACGACGGCAAGGAAGCGTGCAAGCGGAGCCGATGCGTCGAGGTTGCTCGTCGCCGAGGGAGAGGTCGGGTCGAACTTCTGGATCGCGCTGACCCCATTCGTGATCAGCATCAGATTGTTGTACGGGCAAAAGCGGACGCCGATCTCGGTCGTCGAAGCCATTCCGGTTTTCAGATCGGTGTACCCGCTCGCCTGATAGCGTCGAATCTTACTAGCCGTTGCTGCGAAGATGAAGACGTCGCCGACCGAGCGATACGCCCCGGCTCCCACGCAGGCTCCACCGAGGTTACCATTCTCGGCCGCCGCGAACTGACCGAGTGGCGCGTAGCCGTTCGCGATCGGCTGTACGCCATCCGCCATCAATAAGCCGTCCTGAAGGTGGACCGGCTGATCCGGCTTATATTCGCCGAAGATGACCGGCATCAGAACTGTCCGCTCATGAAGCCGTCAAAGGTCATGCCGTTGCGACCGACGAGGGCCTGAAGGTCGCTTGGGAGTGGCGCCTGGCTGCTCTGGACCGGATAGCGTGCGATCAGGCCGTCCATTGCCTGCTGGAACAGTTCACCCCAATTCGCCATGCTGGCGTCGTTCCACCCGAACATCGATGCCTGGGCGAGCGAGCCGTAGAGATAAACGTTGCGGTGGCTGGCCAGCACCCAGTTAGACGCGGTGGCATCCGACAGCGCCGGGATCTTCACGAACCGGGTAATGATCGCCGACAGCGGTACTTGCGGCACCGGATAGAACCGCATCTCGTCGCCGATAATGCTATAGAAGCGCGGCGGGTTGCCGTTGATCACCTGTTGCAGGGCCGACCGCTGTTCGGCCGCTCCGTAGTTGAAGCCAACCAAGCTGTCTGGCGAAATGTAGGGGATCGACCAGGGCCGATCGAGACCTTCAACCTCAAGCGTCAAGGGGCGGACCGTGTTGCCGTCCGGCATATCGACATATTCGGCATCGATCGTGACAGGGTCGCGCTGCATCATCGGCCGGATCGTCGCACCGGTACCGATCGCGACGCCGAGCCGAGCGTTGATCTCGTCCTCGCAAAGCGCGATGAAATCGGCCTCACGGCCGCCGAGCGGAGAGCCGTCGAGCCAGTCGGCAAGCGCGGCCTTCAGTTCGGTGAAATTGCTCAGCGCCATGGGCCGCTCCATAAAGAAGGGGCCGATCAGACGACCGGCCCCTCTCTTCGTCCTTCGTCGTCGCGGGCCTTACGCGGTGCCGCTCACACGGGTCGCAAGGCGCGGATCGATGGCCTTGAAGCCATACAGCACGTCGAGGCGGAAGGTGCTGACGTCGGTCGAGCCATTGTAGAACGGGATCAGGCGAACGCTGGTCCCCTTGTAGCTCTCCCGTGCGACGTCGACGGCGCCCGGCGGACGGACCAGCGGCACGACCGCCAGAGCGAAGGCGTTCTTGTGGAACACCAGATTCTGGGGATAGGTCGCGTTCGCCGTGCCCTTGAAGTTGATCGGCAGGTTATTGAGGTCGGTCACGCCCACCACAGACACATTCTGGAATGCGCCGTCCCAGATCGCTGCCGGGTACATGATCACGTCGCCCTCATTGGACGCCATGGTCGCATCCGACACGACCGTGAACTCCTTCAGCCAAGGCAAACGGGCCTTGGTGACGGGGTTCACTGCGTAGACGCCGCTTCCGCCGGGCGTGCCGATGGTGAAGACCTCGCCGGCTTTCACGGTATCGGTGGCGCCAGTGAAGGTGTCCATATGCACCGTCTGGATCATCGTGTCCTTGACCGCCGCATAGGTGATCGTCGAGCTGGTGATCGAAAGATCCATGAGGATCGATCCGGTGCGGCTGCCCATCGTGATCGACTGGACATTCTGCGACATCTTCGTGTCGAGGCCGCCGATCCGGCCGAGGTCGCCTTCACGATAGGCACTGTTGGCCGCCCCCTGGATGTACAGACCCGTCTGCGTGCCAACCATGCCCCAGTTATCGGCCGGCGACAGGATCGCGGTCCGGCCGTCGGCCATCACCGCCTGCTCGTCCAGACGCTGCGGCGCGAGCGACAGGTCCTGGAACGAGTTGATCACCTGGCCCGGCGTACCGACCCAGTTCGGCACCTTCGACGCCATCGACAGAACGTCGCTGTCGATCTTGTTGGCCAGCTGCACCATGGCCGGCTTGATCACCCGCTCCGACAGGTCCTTGATATTCAAGGTCAGTTCGGTGCTGGTAAAAGCGAAGTCGACGCCCTTCATCTGGTCGACGGTCAGGCTGACCTTACCCTCGACAACGTCCTGCGCGGACGCATTCGCGCCGTTGCGAACGGTGAAGTCGGTGGGTCGCTTGATCGAGACGGTAGCGCCGGTCTGATAGCCGTTCTTGGCATCGGTATATTCGTCTTCGAAGCCGCGGTGAACGGCCTTCGCCGCCACCAGTTGGTTGTCCAGGATCATCAGCGCCTCTTTGGCGATGACGTCCATCGTAAGCGTAGCATTTGCCATGTCTTGGGTTCCTTAGAGATCAATCCGTCTGCTTCGCTCGCCAGGCGCGATACTGTTCCATCGACATCTGGGCGGGATCAGACGGGCCCGCGCCGGCGGGACCGCCTAGCTCGGGTGCTGGTTGGGTTTTCGCGGCTGCGGCGGCCCTGAGGGCTGCAAGCCGCTGCGTTTCGGTCTGGGAGCCGATCATCGCGAGACGGATGATGTCGAACTCGGCGGCACTGGCCTGTCCCGCGAGATCCGCAGGGATGCCTTTGCTCACCGCGAAGTCGACGAACTGCTGTCGCTTCTCGGGGCCCCAATCCTTGATCTTGGTAGCCATGGCCTTGTCGGTCGCTTCGCGCTCGTTGGCGGATTCCCGCTCGGCGCGCGCTGCCTTGGCCTGCATGTGTCCGTCGATCTGCGAGTTGAGCGTATTGCGGTCCCGTAGGATCGCTTCGTAGACGCCCTTGGCTCGCTGAACCTCCGGGGAACTGTGATCCAGATCCGCCCAGTTGATGCCGTTGAATTCGGCAAGCTGGGTGTTGAGCTGGTCCAGTCTCGCGAAGCTCCGGATCTCGGCCGCCGACAACTGCTGCGCTTCCTGGACCTGCCGCTGTGCGGTTTCCATGGCGCGGCGCTGATCGCCGAGTTCCATCGTCTTGCGCGTATAATCCGACTGCCGGAGCAAAGCGTCCTTCAGCGGAGCTGGCACCTTGTACTTGGCGCCCTCATAGTCGACCTCGACCTCGTCGATCATAGCCGGAAGCAGGCCGTCGAGCGCATCAAGCTCGGCGGTGCCCGCGTCGGTAGCGGTCGTGGCGCCTTCGGTTGTTCCCCCGGCGGGGGCTTGGGCTTCCGTCGTGGCGGCTGCGGGTGCCTGCGCGTTATGCGCAGACGTGTCCGCTCCGCCGGCCGGGCTGGCCGCCGTTTCGGTGTCCATCACTGATTCCTGTCTTAGAGGGTTGCCGGCCCCGCTTGGCCCATGGGCTGCGGTTGCGGCATGGTGCCCGGCATGGGCATATCCGACGGCATGTCGCCGCCCGGAATCTCTTGGCTGGTCTGGAGGACATCGCGCATCGTCGAGATGACGAGCGCCTGTATGCCCTCGGGCGTCATGGCTACATTCTGCGCCGCCATCTGCATGCGATCGGTGACGGCCTTGTAGGCTTCGACATCGACCTTGCGGCTATCGGTGTTGTTCTTGGCGGTGACGTCG